TTTAAAAAAACTTAAAGGATTACTATGATTGATAAATTAACTAATTACGCATCTATAATAGGAGTAATAGGCGCTATTGGTGGTGGCTTTTATGCATGGGGTGAATTTAATACTAGACTTGATGGTATAGAGAATAAAGAATTTGTTGTTAATGAAACTGTAGATTTAACTCCTATCAATGAAAAGATTTCTGATTTAGAGGTAGAAATATTAGACCGCATGTCTGCATTAGAAGATGAGTGGATGGCTAGAGATAATGATACCAATGATGATATACTTAATGATATTGCAGGAATTAATTCAGACATAAAAGAATTACAAAAAGAAATAAAAATTGCAGATCAACAATTACAATCAAACATATCAGATTTACGTGGTGATACATTTAAAGAGTTTGGTAAGTTAAGAGATTTAATAAATGAATTAAGTAAGTTAATTACCATTGTTCAAAAAGAAAATGAATTGCAGAACATATTAATTGACGAAATTAAAACACAAAACTCTAATCCTTTAGGCTAATGTTTAATATAGTAGCGACCATTTGTTTTTTAGAGTTATCTACTTTACCGCCAATGTGTTTAGCTAATGCATACATACCTGTAGATTTTGAAACGAAAAATGAATGTTTATTAAAAAGAAATATTTTAGTAGATGAAATAGATCAAGATTTAAAAGACAGAAACATTTCTATGTTTTTATATTGTATAGAAAAAATACAAGTGGAGAGTACAAATGTCTGAATGGGAACAACAAATAAAAAATTTACAACACACACTTAATGAAATTAAAATTGAAGTTAAAGAAAACCGACAAGAAGTAATTAAACTAAAAGAAGAAATGGCCACAGGTAAATCGGCTATACGTACTACTCTCTTTATTGGTAGTGTACTCAGTGGGATTTGGGTATTTTTAAAGTTGATTAGTAGTCAATAACTAGGACTGTTTCAGGGGGACCATGAAACTAAATAATCGCGTGTTAATAATTTCAGATTTGCACATGCCTTATCAACATCCGCAAGCGATAAACTTTCTAGCAAAGTTACATAAGAAATGGAAATTTACTAGAGTGTTTTCAATTGGAGATATTTTTGATTTAGCATCCGTGCAAGTAGAAAGACCAAGTGACCCAGAGGTGGAGTCACCTATCTTTGAAGTTAGTAAAGCAACAAAAGAAATACGGAAGCTGGAAAAGTTATTTCCTGATATGGATATACTTAAAGGTAATCACGATCTACGCATTGAACGTAAAGCCGAACGCTTTGGTATTCCTCGAAGCATGCTTAAAGATTTAAACGACATCTTTGACATAAAAGCAAACTGGCGATGGCACGACAAATACATCTTAACCCTCCCAAGCAAACACAAAGTATTCTTAACACATAACTTTAAGTCTAATGTATTAAGTAGTTCGAAAGAATTATCTTGCTCATTAATCACGGGACATTTTCACACCCAGTCAAATATAAGTTGGTGGTCCTCACCGACAAGTTTAAACTTTGCCATGTCAACTGGCTGTTTAATTAATCCAAAAGCACCAGCAATGAAATACCAAAAGTTATTTATTAAGCGACCAATTTTATCAGTAGGTATGTTGATAGATGAAACACCAATGATACAACCAATGTATCTCAATGAACAAGGGGAATGGAATGGACAAGTCTGATAGATTAGTAATGGCTCAAACAATATGGGGTGAGTCAAGAGGTGAAACCAAAGAAGGACAATATGCAATTGCTCATGTCATTAAAAATAGATTAGACTCTAAGAGGTGGTTTAGTGCAGATACTTTAGAAGGTGTATGCAAAAAGAAATGGCAGTTTTCTTGTTGGAATGAGAATGACCCGAACAAAGAAAAAATGGAACAGCTTACTCACGGAGATATAAAAGACTTTGTTGATATAGCGAATAATGTTTTAGATGGATTGCACGATAGTAATGTTGGTAAAGCAACTCATTACTATGCAGATTATATTAGTGAACCTAAGTGGGCAAAAGAAAAAACCCCCATCACTACAATAGGGGTTCATCATTTTTACGAAGATATTAATTAAATTTACCATCTTCTATTTGTTTTGACATTCTATGAATAAGAAAAGGTTTTCTTGTTGCAATTTTTTTTAAGTGCCACCAATCTTCATTTTCTGAATACAAATTAGAAACTTTAGAAATTTGTAATATAAAACCTTCGTGTTCTAAATCAAATTCTAAAACTTCATCATCTTCTTGCATGTTAGCTACTTTTTTAATTTGTTTGTAATTTAAAAACACATGACAATTTGTATTAAAATAAGCATGATTAGGTTTAAAATCTGTTAAGGGTTTTCTAAGCACAGGATTTTCACCTTCACTTGGTATTAACTTAAAATGATTATCAATTTGAAAATCAAGTTCTTGATTTCTTTCATAAGTATAACCTAAAAAACACATTTGATATACTTCTCGAAAACTAAAAACACCTAGTATATTTTCACATCTACTAGCTGGATAATATTTTACTAAATACATTTTAACTCCTTTCAGTAAAATTAATTTAAAAAAAGCATATCATGTTTTTTGTTGAAAGTCAAAAACGCTGTTATACATGTAACAATGTTATACCTAATAAATGAGGAGTTACCGTTAAACACAAAAAAATTATTTAAGGCATAGCTTAAAAAAATATTTTTTTTTATCCTGTGGATATTTTTTTTACAAAAAGGAAAAATTATTTATGTTAAATTTACTTTTAGGACCTGTTGTTGACATTGTTTCTACAAGCGTAAAAGGTTTTGTAGATACAAAGAAAGCAAAGGCAGAACAAAAAGTTACAGAGATAAAAGCTAAGACTGAGTTAATGCATCAACAAATTAAAGGGGAAGCTGACTGGGATTTAGAAGCAATAAAAAATACGCAAGGCTCATGGAAAGATGAGTACCTTACAATTTTATTTTCTATTCCATTGTTATTATGCTTCATACCTTTTACTGTTGAATATGTTGAACGAGGTTTTCAAGCGTTACAACAAACTCCCGATTGGTACAAATATACATTAGGTGTAATCGTATCTGCATCATTTGGAATTAAAGGTGCAAGTAAATTTTTTAAAAAATAGGAGATAGAATGAAATATTGGAATTGGTTTAAAGACTTAAAAAAACAATATCAAATAGGTATTATTATTTTAGGTATTATAATCGTAATGTATTTTGTAGGATTACTATAAATGAAGTGTCCTCCAAAAATTAAAGTTGGATACAAGGACATCGCCATTGACCTTGTTCGTTCTGATTTCACAAAGCAAACTGATTGTTATGGGGAATATCAACACCGAGCAAACAAGATAGAAATACAACAAGACTTAACGCCAAACGATTTTTCTAATACACTACTCCATGAAGTGTTACATGCAGTGGTGTATGAACATTCCCTCACCGTCGATGGAAATGTATTATGTGTAGATAGCAACGAGGAAATAGTTGTTAACTCAGTAACCAACGGACTGATGACTGTCTTTAAAGACAATCCTTGGTTCCTAAAATTTTTGCAAGACAATATTCATGGCCGACAATCTTCTTGATTTAAGAACAATAAAAGGATTTCAAGGCGCAAGCGAAACACCTTTTACTGATAATTTATTAGGAGTAAATACAGGCAAGACTATTACTGGCCAAGAATTTTCAGACAATCCAATAATAAAACCCTTCCAACAATTTAATAAAGCACTAGGCACAGGACTATTAGAGACTGGTGAGAAAGCATTTAATCTTGGAATGGGTGCAGTTAATTTACCTTTTGCTTTTGCTGGTGATACAGCAGAAGGGGTGTACGAAATGCTTCCTGAAGATTGGCAAGCTAAGACATCACAGCTTATGTATAATTCAGGTGGGAGTATGGACCCCGACGAGTTTGGTGATCAATTCTATGGTCATCTAGTTGAAGGTGTTTTTGCTTTTCCTACACTATCAGAATTCCAACCGTGGTTCAGAGCCAATCAAGGTAAGAAGCCACCAAAAGAAATTGTCGAAGCAATTGTTGAAAAGATTGGAACACAACCAAATCAATTTAGCCAACAATTATATTTATCATACAATAAAAATATTAATAACCCCAAGCAATTAGTTACAAATAAAGTTGATGCACCAGAAAGTTATTTAAAAGAGATAGCTGATTTTTATGATGGGGCCAAGCATCAACCTAATCATCCTAAAATACAAGCATCTTACGAAACATTAATAAATGAAACATTAGCACAGTATCAACACATGATTGATGGTGGTATTATTCCTAAAGTTTATATTGGTTCTAAAGGTAAACCAGAACCTTACGTATCATCAGGTCATATGATGAATGATGTTGCTAATAATAAAAGTTTAAAATTTTTAAAAACTAATTTAGATGATCTTCCTCCCGATCACCCATTAGCACAACCATCAGGAATTATATTAGACGGACAAGAATTAATAATGAATGATGTCTTTCGTATTGTGCATGATTTTTATGGACACACACCAAACGGTTTTCAGTTTGGTCCTACAGGTGAGTACAATGCATTTAGATCACATGCTAATATGTATAGTGATGCATCTATTCCAGCACTAGCTAATGAAACATTATTTCAAAACGCATGGGTAAACTATAATAAATCAATCCGACGTGAAGATGGCACGGTACCAAAACCAAATGACCCTGACTTTATTCCCCAGAACGAAAGACCTTTTGCCGATCAAAAAGTAATTTTATTTGATGAGTCATTATTAAATAAAGACCCTAACTTTGAAAATGTAAATGCATCTATTGGTTATACAATGGAAGAAGCAGGGCCTATGTTTGAAGGATTGAATATAGCTGATGAAACTAAAAACGGTATTATTTATGAATATGATTGGTACACTAAATCAAAATCATGGGAAGGTGATAAAGGTAATCTTTGGCATGGCTTAAAAGTTAACGCAAAAGAACAAAGTAAATTTGAAAACAATATACAAAAAAAAATTATAGATAGAGAATTGATAATTTCACAAGGCGAAACGTGGGCCGAACAATCAAAAATTAAAGCACAATTAGATACGCAAGATTTAAAAGATTTAAACAAAGTACGAGTTGAGCAAGGATTAGAACCAATAAAAGAAACTTCTGTCGGAAAAATAAGAGGTAAACCAGTAGAAGCAAAATTTGTTTCTGGCAATATAGATGGAGTTCAAACAGGTTTAAAAGACAACGAAATAAAACGAATAGCTTTTATTATGTCAGATAGTATAAAAAGCACGAGTAAATATTTTGATAAAGAACCATTAATAATGGGTTTAGTACAAGATACAAAAATTGCCCCATTAAGTTTAAGAAATAGAATTGATGCATTAAAAAATAAAGTTGAGTCAGGTAAAGCTACACCTGATGAAGTAAATAAATTAAATGAATTATTAGAAATAAAAGACAATCAAGTTAAGACAACATTAGCTGTAAGACAAGACAATAATTTTTTACAACCTCCTTATAGTTATTCTGAAATGGAAACTTTATCACATGAAGTAGGTCATTTAATACACCAACAATTATCTAAAAATACTATACCAGATTTTTTACAAGGGTCTAATTTCAATATAAGTTTAGCTAAAACTGAATTAGAAGCAGTGTCAAAAAGGATGCGTCCTAATTTATGGAATGATAAACATATTAAATCTTATAAAGGTGATATTCCTGATAAAGTTAAACAACAACATCTTGAACAAGTTTATTATAGAAATAAAGATGTTGAATTATTAGCTGATTTTATAAAAGGGTATTTAGTTGACCCTAAACTGACAAAAAGATTAGCACCTACAATGTCTGCTATATTGAAACAAATGGTTAATGAAAGCTGGTTTGCAGACATATTAAAATTAGCTAAAGCTGATACAATGCCTAAAGATGGTCTGTTAAAAAAACAAGAAATCAATTCTGGTCTTTTAAATACAGCTATGGTATAACATTGTTATGCAGTGTAAATGTGGTAGTAAACATATATCTCATATAATATTAGACCCCGATTGGAATAATCCTAATGCGGATTTTTCTAAAACCGAGGTCTATGAATGTGAGGATTGTGGTAAAGAAATTAATTTAACTTCTTCAACAAATTCTCAGGACGAAGATTAGTATATCGTTTAAGCATCTTCCAATCTTTGTGACCGCTAACTAAAGCAACCTCGGGAATTTGAAAACCTTTTTCAAACAAACGACTTATACCTTCATGTCTCATGTCATTAAAACGAAGATCATCAAACTGTAACTTAGCCATCAATCGTTGCCACTGACTCTTTAATGCTTCATAACTAGGTAAGTCATTACGCATCATTAAGTTATAAGCCTTTGTTGGTATTGGTATTTTTCTTTTACCAATATGTTTCACTGTCTTATGTGCATCTAAAATTAACAAATAACCATTCTTTGTTTTCTCAATTTTATATTCACGGTTAATCCATTCCGCCTTACGCATACATGTAAGTATCGCAATCTTAACGCTGGACCATAACTCAGATGACCCGTGCTTACACAACATCTTTAATTCGTAAAACGATGGACGACGATCACGCGCATCATCACCTGTAACTGGCTTCTTCACCTCCACAGCAGGATTAATTATTCGCATTTCATGTTCTTCAATAGCATGGTCATAAATTTGTTTAATACGATTAACACGCTTATGAATACTGGTAGGTGCTAAATGTTTTTTACTGGTAACATATTGCTTCACAATTTTTTTTGTTAAATATAAAGGACCTTCTTTTATATCTAATTGTAATCTAAAATCACTTACCAGCTTCCTCACCATCCGTATCTGTGCCATTTCATCAGATAGTTCAGGTAGTTTTTCATTCTCATATAAAGTAGCTAAATCATTAAAGCATTTATTTTCTGAGTAAGTATCCAGCTTCTTACGATCTATGTCCGTAATAGTATGATGAATAAATTTTTCCGCTATAGTTTTATCAAAAAATTTTTGTGAGATTTCCACGCCTTGCATCCTAATACAAACATGGAAAACCTTAGTGCCATCCTTCTTAATATATTCTTTGGTATATTTCATTTTGTTTCCTTTTGTGTTATTACCAAGAAAAAAGATGTCTAAGCAGGACTCTTGCCCCTCGCCATGAGACTGAAAATCCTCGTGTCGGTGGTTCGATTCCACCCTTGGGCACCATTTTTCTAGGTATTATCTACAATATAAAAATGTTCTATGTTTGTCAAACCATATAACAATGTTACCATTTTAAAGGCATTTGTGAAATATCGGGAAAAAAAGCAGGGGATAGTTAGATTAGGACTTGATTATCTACTGGATTTACCCCCTGTTTTTCTTTAGTTTTATCAATCTTTTTAGATAAAACTCGGCTTTAAGTAGGTCCTCAATGCCGTTCTTTCTTTCATATCTAAATAAATATTTAAAAATATTAAAGATCAAGGCACCTTTAAATTGTTCATTAGATAGAAAATCTTTTGCAATATCTAGGAATTCTTTACTCCCAGATGTGTAATGGTCAGGATGATTTACAGGGTCACTCACTCTTTACCATTTCTTGTATGTCGTATTTCATTGTTGGCCACGTATAACCTAACTCCAAACAGATATTTAAATATCTGTGGTATAATATTAACTCTTGATTGCTCAACCAATGATACCTGTTGCCCTTCTTCGACAAGGGTCACAAAATCTATCAAACTTTGAGTCTGAATAATAATTAGACGGGCATAAAGTACATTTTTTTACTATTTTATTTTTCTTACTTGGAGTTAATAACTTAGTATAATTTTCTTCTCTATATTTTTTATAGGATAATCTTCTAGCTAAATTGTTCATTTTTTTACAAATTCTGGCTGGTCTTGTTTAAGTTTTTCGTTCTCTGTTCTCAGGGTAAAATTTTTATCGGCCCAACTATCTAATCGTTCCGTTAAAAAAATATTATGGGTAGTGAGTTCTTTATTTTCTTTACGTAACTTTCTGTTCTCATTAACCAAATCTTTTATTGTTTGATCTTTATTTTCTGTAGTTGTTTCCATGTAACTCCTGTTGTTTGATTGCATACGTTGGACCATAACCAAGGTCTGTCATGTTATGATCTTGATAAACTTCTTCGCTTTTCATCCAACCTTTGTAAGTAAATTTTCTATCTAATCCTGTCATCAACACATAGACATCTATACCGCCATCATATTTTTTCTTTGGAGTCACCAGCAATTGACCCTCATTCATTTTCGTTGTTTTAATATCAATAGCAACGCCATCAATATAACAATCCGCAGAACCTTTTCGTGGATGATAAGATAAATCAGGATAACAATTCATCATTTTACAAAATGCTATTTCGGATAATGTTCCTGACTCAGAAACTTCTTTATTAGTCTTTCGTGATGCCATTTTTCTATTCACCACATTTTTAGTTTCACATTCGTGATAACGTCGATAGGCTAACTCTTTAGCTAATTCTATTTCTAAATCATTAAGCGATACAGAATGATCAATGTCAGGTAACCCCATAGTATCAAGTAACATCGTAGATACCCTTCTCTATCTTAACTCTATCTAATGCTTTCTCTTGTCTTAAATCATCCTGATGATGTGACAATTGCAGGACCATGGCATTGGCTCTAAATAATTCTACTTCATCCATGCATAAATCTTCTAAATGTTTTGAATATTCTCTATGATTAAAAGCATGCCATTCGGCTTCTTTACCTGTCTTGTTTCCTTTTTCTTGTATGCAAAGTTTACTGAATAAAACTTTCGTATATTTTTCTAAGTAATGCACTCTAGCTTTACATTCACCCATATATTCATTAGCATCAAAGATAGCTTTAGCTAATAACTCTCTGTCTATAGGTAATGGATTAGGTAAGGAAAATTTTTTGTTGTTCATATATATCTCTTATTTTTTTATTTGGTGATGTGGCCCAATACTTTTTAGCCATTGGACTAATCATTAAACGATGTAGATGCCATTCTAATTCATTGTGCTGGTGTTGTTGTTCATGGAGTAAATGATGCATAGGTATGGTCCATTGATCTGAAACACGCTTACCCATCATAAATCTTTCACCAAGAAATTTAACATGGCAACATTGAACACCTTCTGTAGCACCAGTATAAAAGCAAGGCTGTGATGCTACGTGGCGTTGATGTTCTTTACTTATTATTATTTGACTGTCTAGGCTCATTGTTTTTCAAAATTGTAAATCTTTTGTGGTTAGGATTAGGATTAGACATTGAATGAACGCCTATCCATTTGTACTTCTCTTTTTTATTAATAAAACTTGGCCAAAACTTTTCTATTACACATTCTATAAAAATACTCATAATAACTCTCCTCAAATATTTATATGTTTTCATCTTTGTAATTTCTAAAACTACTTGTTTTAGGTTTCTTAGCATCCTGTATTTGTTGCTTCCTCGTAGCAAAATAAGGCTCTAATAAAATACTAATGACACTGTAATCATTTGGTGCAGTTTTGATTAAGTGACGTGTCAGAAAAGTTGATATAGCTAAAGCGAAAGTGACGGAAGAAACTTTGCTATGCTTTTTTAACACGCCATCTAAATCAAGCAATACCGCAGAAAAATCTTTTTTAAAATTTTTATCTTGCGGTATCATCTGACGGACCCAACAAATAGGAAGGAAAAAAAAGGTCCGAAACTCATTATCTATTATTCCAGTTATTATTATTTTGATAACCCTGATTATTATTGTAACCTTGATTATTGCCTTGGTTATTACCCTGATTGTTCTGCTGGTTATTACCTTGGTTATTATTTTGGTTATTATCCTGATCTGCTTTCCATGTATTTATTTCAGCATAATATTTACCGTCTCGATTTTGTTTCACATCAAGATTAATTTTTTCTTCGTTAGAATTTTGTAAATATTCTAGTAACTGAGGAACCACAATTCCTATTTTACATACAATAAATTCTACATTGGGGGCATTAATATATAAACCCGATACAAACTCTTTATTCTTTTCCATTATAACTCCTCGTTAGATTGTTTTTGGAATGTGTTGTTGAACTCGCTTCTTCCCGTGAATAACAAATTCCTCCTGATTGAACACATTCCGCTTGTGATAAACCAACACAAACATTATCTATCCGCCATTGATAGTCAGGAGAACTGATAGATAAATTCTTATTATCGTCTTTCATAATTACTTTTGTTTACTTGTTTATAAGTCTCGTTTGTTTTGTTACCTGATGCTTGATTGCCGTCATCTTCAAAGTCAGCTTCCAAGTTAAGCATTGCTTGAATATGGTATCGACGAAAATACGTTATTCCCGAACCAACTTGCTGGGGTGTGGAATTTGAATGACCTATAATAGATGTTGATGAAATAGATTGACCGCTAGATAAATGTGTAATGATAGTTCTTAAAAAATTTAAACCATCATTATATTCACATTGATAACTTATCGATATGCCATGTTTAATTAATGCATCTTTACAAGCCTTATTAATATCTGCCAAGGTACTAAACTTATGTGGTTCACCGTTTTGTGTTTTAAAAAAATTATTTTGACCATTTTTTTCTAATGGCTCAAAATCTATTTTAGCTAACTCAATTGCTTCTAAAACTTTTTCAGTCATCTTTCCTCCTCATTACTTTGTTAATTAATTTTTCGGTTTCATAACATTCACTATATTTTTTGAATTGTTTGGAACCCAAGGCTAAATCTTTTTTAGAATATTTTTTTATTTGTGTTTGATCATCGTCTTTAGGAAAACGAACAATGATAGCTTCATCAACTTCAATACCATCTTCTAATTTTATTAATTCACTATACGCACCAAGCTGGATAAGATGATCACCGTACATATTTTTAGAAGTTTTAAAATCGATTAAAATTATTTCATCTTTGTTTTTTTCAACATTAAATTTTCTTACTAATAAATCAGGACATCCACCACAGTTTAATTTTTTACTTGTGTAAGTTTTTTCAGTCCAAATGACTTCACAATCATAATTGTTCCACCATTCTAAAAATTGTTGAAAGCAATTATGCACCACAGGGTCTTTAGATACAAATGGTTCATTGCCTT